CTCAATAAGCGCTGATTGTGTCGCGCTTAACATGTGCCTATCCATATTGTTAACATTACGGCATTTGGTCCAGTTAACGATGTTTCTTATTAATGTTATATCGAGTGCACCAACTTCATACTCCTTGTTTTCCACTTTCAATTGTGAAAAAGACCTACCCAAAAATGTGGCATGTCGCAAGTGGGTAAAAGGCATTGTCACTGTTTTCTTTTGACCATCCGTGTACTTCAAACCGATACTCTTGAAGAATTTTGCTATTGTCAAGTTGTTAAACATTTCTGTAACTTCAGGACTAACAGAACAAATCAAGTCGTCACCATAAATGACAGTGTCCACGTGTCGTTCAAAGAACTCAACGCTCCCCGCTGTCAAAAGATCGGCATCCTCAATACCTCGTCCTGATTCCCACCAATCATCAACAAGCGAACACCACGCCATGTAAAGATATTGCCACATAGCACATGTGTTGACAATAGTTGTTATGCCAAGGCCAGAAGGACTTGACGCCTTTGTCTTAAACACTGTGTCATATGCAACTTTGACTGCTGTTAAGCTTTCTTTACAAAGAACATTGCGTATTGCATTTGATTGTTGACATCTTTCTCCTTTGTTGTCATACCAGTGATTTATTGCTGTCCAAACATTCTCGCATATGGAACGTGGTAGTGTCGGCCCAAAAGCTGAAACATCTCCTGCGATTATGTTACTGTGCCAACGCAATTTCTTACAAAGCTCTGTCCAATCAGAACCCAAGCAATTCATTCCCACTGCTGAAAAAGTATTGCCCAAGTTGTTCTCGTAAAAAGCTGCACTGAAATCTAAGGTGTACTTACGCACTGTTTGTGTAAATTCTGTTGGTGAACAGTCGATTTCACGTGGGCAGCCAACTTTCGCTTCAGATTTTAACTCGTCTTTCAAAACGACTTGGAATGCTGTTGGTGGGCATTGACCGCTGAAACGCATTGCCATATTCCTCTCATGCAAATCCACACAAATTGTGTTGAAAAACAATGATTTTCCTACACGCTTGTATGTGTCTTTCTTTACTGGGAATAGCTGATTCAAAGGAATGCCATTGGCCGTGCCCGCAACTTGTGGGCGCATATATTCTTGTCCTATCACACCCTCAATGCTTTCTGTTGTCGTGCGCCACTGTTTAACTCTGTATCTTGGCTCAAACTGAAGTATCTTGTGTTTGAGTGCTGTTTTTGCTCTACCAAGATATTTGAGTGGAACTGTGACGTCGTCGGCGTTCTTGTTGATGACTTCTTCCATTTTCACAATGCCAGGAAAAGCTTCTCCGATTGTAGTGAAGATGACTGGTTTCTTTCCTTCCTCTGTGAGTAATCCAAACATTGGCGATGGTTTCAAGTCTGTGTATGTTGCATGCCGTATAGGTTCTGTCAAAGAAGCTTGCACTGAAATGTAAGGTTTCAACGCTAACATTGGTTGCAAGACGTCTGTTGTTTTGAAATCTTCTGCGTAACAGTAATTGAGATCAACGACCTCGCTTTCTTTAACAGCATCAATTCCCAACAAATCTTGCAACAGTTCTCTTGTAATGCATT